TTTATTATTATCTAAAAAATATGAAGACCCTGTTGGAGAATCAACTTGTATTTTTAATAAAAATAAAGCCTCTGGTCCACCAGCAGGTACTCCTAAACCTGCAATATCAAATGATATATTAAATTTATCACTTGAGTTAAGATTTGGTAGATTATTAGGAGATACTGAAACGTAATAAGGATTAACTGTTAAATCATGGCTTAAAATAAAAGAATTATACTTTCTTTCAGGATATGGCTTTATGTAATTAGTGCCACCATTTCTTACTTGTGTCCATGCAAAAGCATTGCTTACTGTTGGAGAAACATATTCATATATCTTTAAATCCCAGTTTGTAGCATAGTTGCTAGGATTTTCAATAGTCTTGTTAAATCTTATCTTATTGTAGCCTTTTCTAATTAATTTGAATTGGCTATTATCTACAAAATATAATCCTGTATCATTTCCTGAATATCCTTCAATTATACCTTTTACATCAAATACATCATTGCCACTTACTGTCCCATCACTATTATAGATAGTAACATAATAGGAATCTTGTGCAAATTGAGTTAAGGACACTATATGCCAATTGCCATTAGCTTGAAACAATCTTGCTCCAAAGCTTTTAGTTATCATAGTTAAAATCTCTAAACAGCTTAATGTTTCTTGATTATCATTAACAATAGTTGCGTAATTTATATAAGTTTGGTCTAATGGCTCAGCATTTAAATTACCTGTTCTATTAGTCATCCCTTCGGCATAAAAACTTATACCGCTTACAATATCATAATCTAATGGGTATTCTAGTTCTAATAAACAATCCTTTATAAAGGTTATTGCTTTTTGTACTTGTGTTAAGTATATAGTATTAGGTAAATCATACTTAATTCTTTCTAGCATACCTAATCCATCTATAGCACTAAAAGATAGTTCTTTTCTACCTGTATTAAATGAAAACTGAACATCATCACTTATAGACCATCCTTGAAAATCTGTAACTCCTCCTGATACAACCTTAACAAAATATTTTCTGTCATTTAGGGTTGTAAAGTTTGGCATATTTTCTATATCATCAGTAACGTCAATAGACACATTTAATTGACTAACATAAATAGGCTCAAACGTATCATCACTATTAGGTATGTATTCTAATTGTAAACCTGTGGCTTGATACTCTATAGTGCTGCCAACATATCCATCTTCGTAAAGATAAACTGTACTACTTACGTTACTTTTACTAGCTGTATTTATTATATATTTTACTGCGTATGCCATTACCCTCTTCTAATATTTAATGATGAATTAGACCTCTGCATAGCCAAAACTAAGTCTTGTCCTCTTAATACAAACTGACCATTGCCACCACCAATTAAATCTTTCAATTTATCCAAAGGAGCTATAACCTCAGGGTTATTTTGTGCACCAGGATATTCTCCTACAAGACCCATAGTTGGTCCTGATACGATACCACCATTAGCAAATGCTGTAGGACTTACTGCTTGTTTATTAGCCATATTTTTAATTGCAGTTCCTAACGCAACCGCAGCAACACCAGCAGCTATAGCTACTAATGGATCTGGAGAAGCAAATGCTATCGTTAATAATGTACCATAAGAAATTAACATTTTACCTATATTAATTAATGCGTTAGCTAACATTTTTTGGAATTGCTCTATTCCTTGTATGGCATCTCCTGTCATTAAATTACCAATATGCTCTCCAAGCATAGTAAATGAATCTGCCAATACACCAGAAATTACATTACTTATTCCTTGTGCTGTTTGATCCCAAGTTGTACCAAGAGCTTCTAGTTTATTTTTTGTGCTATTAATCTCTTCATCAATCTGTGCAGTTGGAAGGTCTAAATCTATTAATTTTTGCCTTTCAGCTTCTAATTTTTTTAACGCTTCTTCATAACTTTTAACTTGTAGATTAACATTATTTCTATTTAATCTTAATTTTACAGCTAAAGCATCTTTTATTTTTTTAATCTCATCATCAGTAATGCCTTTATTTACTTTATTTAAAGCATCTCTGATATCCTCTCTTGTTTTAAGAATTATTTTACCAATTTCTTCTTCGTTCTTTTCGTATTCTTTTGTATTCTTTTCAGCAATAGCCATAATAGCTCTACCATACTCTTGCTGATTAATAATCATATCAGTTTCAAAACCCTTTCTAATTCTTTTTATTTCATCTTGAGACCTGCCTTCAATTTCTGCTTTTTTAATAGCCAATCTTTCCTCTTCAGCTATTATAAGACCTCCATAATAATAAAAAATGTCTAAATCATCTTTGTAATACTTTTGTTGTTTTTTTAACAACTCTAAGTTTGTTGTATCAACTTTTGCTGTTTTTTCATCACCAAAATCAAATATATTAAATTGATTGTCTTTAGCAAATTTTGATATTTCTGATTTAACATTTTTTAAGAATGATTGTATGAAATCTACATTCTTTGTTGCAGCTTGTACCTCTTTCCCTTTTTCTACTGTTCCAACAGCACCATATAATGCGTCTGATATTGGAGTTAATTCTCCAGTCTTACCTCTAATAGAATTAATTAAATATTCTACTGATGATAAAGCTCCTTTACCAAATTTTTGAATAGACCCTAATGCTTCTTCTGGTGCTTTAGCTTCTGCCATTAAAGCTGTAAAAGCTTCTTTAGCTGATTGAGCTGCTAATGCATTTGCAAAAGACATCATTGTAACAAGCTCAATATATTTTTCACCTTTCGATGCCATTGCATCCACCACCCCATTAAAAGAAGATTGTTGCCCTATTGTTTTACCTAATGTTTCATTATAAGTTTTTACAACTTTATCTTTACTGACAAAACCTTGTTTGGCTTGGTCAATCATAAAGTTCATCTTATCTACAGAAACACTAGCTTGTACTACCGAACTTTCAACACTTTTAAAGCTATCACTAACCATTTTATTTTGATTAGCTGCTTCTGATGTTTTAAATATTACTTTTGTTATTTCATCTCCAAAAGCAGTCCATATAGCAATTAAAGCTGATACAGCTAAATATATTGGTCCAGTAACTCCTGCAAATCCAGCAGCTAATGCAGGTAGGTTATTTTGAATACCCCTAAATCCAAAAGGTAAATCCTGTATAACTAAAGATAAATTATTCCATTGTTTATTAGATTGCTTTAATCCGTCACCAGTCTTAGTGGCGGCAGCTCCTACACCCTTAATTGCTTGTTCAGTTCCATTTAAAGCAGTTTCAGCTTTGCCTAATTCATCGGTAAACATTTTAATATCTTTACCTAAAACTTTGCTTAAAGCATCTGACATTGCTTTAGCATTCTTATTAAACTCAGTTAAATCTAAGTTAATATTGACTTTTATATTCTGATCAGCCATTTTGCTTTATCGGTTTTACGTTTTCGTATTTTTTAAGCACTTCACTCAACTCTTCGTTGGTCATTACTCTTTGCTTCACAAAGTTACGATTATCACAGTCAAGTGGCAAAAGCTCATGTGGCTTTACTTTCTTACCCTTTGGTAGTTGTATGTTTATCAAAAGAGTTGTCTGCCATCTAACTCTTACCCATTCTTGTTCTTCTTTATGACGGTAACCATACCAAACAAAATCTAGTTCAGCCATCGTCATATCCCAAAACAAATGGGGAAGCACTTGGCACTCCCCCATTGTATATTTTTCAATATCAATCCACTCTAATTTTTTTTTACCGCACCTTTAGTAGCTTTCTTATTAGATGTTTCTTCTAAGCCACTACTTAAGCTTTCGGTTAAAGCAGCCATTACTTCCTGAAACTTTTTACCACCAATACCACCCATGTCATCTATCCAATCACAGGTATCTAAATCGGTAAAGCTTGGCGTAATACCTTCTTTATATAAAGGGTATTCTGCTGCTGCTCTCAATAAGTTACATATAGCATCTAATGAATCTGATCCACTTAATGCATCTCCTATTTCTGAAGGACTAATTCCTTGAAGCTGACAGAATCTTTTTAAAGACCATGTACAAAACCTCATAGGTATCTTAGTCCCATTGGTTAGGGATAGTTCGTAATGTCCTCTCATATTTTGGTGTTTTTGGTGTTATTATGCGTTAGTAGCCTGAGTCAATACTCCTTGTCCTGTGAAAGCGGCAGAGTAAGTAACTGGAGATTCCATATCAGCAGTAATATCTAAGCTTTCTACAAATGCAGAACCAGACCAAATTAAGTCACCAACGATTGGAGTGCTACCGTTAACTGTAGTAAACTTAACTGTAACTACACCTCTACCGTTTAAAGCAGAGAAAATATCTCCTACTACATAGTTTGTACCTGTTGGCTCAACTGTAGTAAGACCATCTGTAGTTAAAGACCAAGAACGCAAACCTGCGATTTGATCAGCCCATCCGCCACTTGATTTAGTTGTTGCATCTGGTAAGTCAGCACTTACTGATAAAGAACATGATGTAGAGTGAGCTACAACTTCAGTTCCTACTAGAACTACTAGGTTTGTACCATTAAAAATTCCTGTTGTTGGCATTTTATTTTATTTTAATTTTTTATAATATTTGAGTTACAAAGTGTTCCATTGTAATTACTCTTCTAAAGATATAAGCTTCGTCTATATAATCAAATGTAGCAAAGTTTGTACCTATCTTACGAGTAACTATTTTAAAGTCAGGAGAAGCACTTGGGTAATCAGGTACATTAACGCCTATGATCCCTAACAATTCGTTAGCCCACTGGTCTACCGATTTTTGCCCTACTTCACCTGACTTATTTGTTTTATAAACAATATCAAACTGTATAGTGACATCAAAGTTATAACTCTGCTTGTCGCTATTTTCAACCGATGTTTGACTGCTTATGATTAAGAATGGAGGGTTAA